TGCAAAAGCGGGAATAAACTTTCCCACTATGCACGTTTGGTGCCGTGCAACAACGATCCCTATAGAAGATTAGAGAGGTGTTAAGAAATGATGTTACCAAATAAAGTCGATGTGGCAGGACTCACTTATGAAGTAATAGAGGTCGAGGGCATTTTAGAGCGATTCAATACTTTAGGTCAAATTAACTATCATAAAGGGATTATTGAGTTAGACAGCAGTTTATCAGAAAGCAGAAAACAACAAACTCTTGTGCATGAATTGCTACATGCTTGCTTTAATGAAGCAGGATTTAATGAGCAAGATGAGGATGTATCAATAGAGTAGGAATCGTGCTTTATCAGGTGTTAAAAGATAATAAATTATCATTTGGAGAGGGGGAATAGGAAATGCCAGAAGCTTCTATTGGAGATTTTAGTTGGGCTTTGCTGAGAGTAAAAGAGGGAGCAAAAATAGCTCGAAATGGTTGGAATGGAAAAGGAATGTTTGTTGTATTTCAAAAAGGATATCCTCAAGGAATTCCATGTAATGCTCAAACAGCAAGAGCATGGGGGATGCAAGAAGGGGAATTGTTTAAGTGCGAACCTTACTTGCAAATAAGAACTGCTCAAGGATCTCATGCGATGTGGGTACCGTCAATTAATGATGTGCTTGCAGATGATTGGGAAGAAGTAGAGTAATTATGACTAAAGTTGAAGTAACCATTGGCGAGGATGGATATATGAAGATTGAAGCTGTTGGCCATACGAAGAGCATTGTTTGCGCATCGGTTTCCACCTTGCTGCAATCATCTGTCCGTTTTTTACAAGAATTATCCGAGCAATACCCGGAAGATCTACAAATAACAGTTAAGAAGCCTGAATAGGGCTTTTTCTTATGTCCATAACCGTGCTGGTGACATTAAACTGCATGCGTTAAATAAGAGCCCACCAAGGCTATAAAGAGCGAGGAGAATGATTATGAAATTAAACAATTATATGAGTGATGACCATTTAATGAAAATGTTTCTACTGCCGATAAATATTAAACAATTTGATGATCCGGCACCGCCAGTTGATCCGCCAGAAGACCCAAAACCGCCAGTTGATCCAGCACCAAACGATCCGCCCGAAGCTCCTAAGGACCCAAAGGATCCTCCTGCAAAAACATACACGCAAGAGGAATTCGAGTCAGAGATGAAGCGCAGAATTGCTCGTGAAAAGAAAGCGGCAGAAAAGGCAATTGCTGAAGCAGAAAAGCTTGCAAAAATGAATGAGGAACAGAAAAGACAGTATGCGTTTGAAAAACTTCAAAATGAATTAGAAGAATACAAGCGTAAAGATGCTTATAACACCATGTCAAAGGAAGCGGCTAAAATGCTTGCAGAACATGAAATTGTTGCAGATGAGCAAGTACTATCTTTTGTGGTGAAGGAAACGGCAGATGAGACTACAGAGACGGTAAATGCTTTTGTAGAGCTTATCAAATCGAAGGTGCAAGAAGGTATAAAAAAATCATTGGCAGGCACGCCACCTAAAAAAGGGAATACGCCTGCTGGTAAAATCGGTTCAAAAGAAGAAATCATGAAAGAAAAAGATTCAATTAAACGACAAAAACTAATTCAAGAGAACATTCATTTGTTCCAATAGGAGGAGTATTCATGACTAAGAAATTTTTAATGCCTTTAAATATCAAGCAATTTGCAGAAACTAATTTAACTAAAACTGGTGATTTAGCGAAGGTACAATCTATTGATTTTGTTGAACGTTTTCAAGATAACCTAACAAAATTAGTAGAGGCACTGGGTATCACTCGCAAAATGCCAGTATCAAATGGTATGACGATTAAAACGTACACATCCACTGTTACAATGGCAGCTGACTTAGCAGTAGGTGAAGGTGAAACCATTCCACTTTCTAAAGTCACTACCGTACCAGGTCCATCAATCGAGCTTTCTTTTAAGAAATTCCGGAAAGCTGCATCCGTTGAGTCTATTCAAAAACACGGATATGATCAAGCAATTATTGAGACCGATGATAAGCTATTAAAGGAAATTCAAAAGGGTATTCGTACAGACCTATTTACTTTCTTAGCGACAGGCACAGGAACTGCTACTGCAGAAACACTACAAGGTGCTTTTGCTCAAGCCTGGGGGAAAGTACAAGTACTATTCGAAGATGATGCAGCGCAAACGGTAACCTTCGTTAATCCTATGGATATCGCAGATCACTTAGCAAAAGCTGACTTATCTGTTCAAACTGCGTTCGGCTTACAATACGTTCAAAACTTTGCTGGTGTAGATTTAGTAATCATCAACTCATCTGTACCAAAAGGAACTGTTTATGCTACAGCTCCAGAAAACATTGTCCTAGCATATGTTCAAATCACTGGTGGAGAAATTAACAAAGCGTTCGACTTTACAACTGATCAACTTGGATATATCGGTGTTACCCACGATATCCAAAAGCAAAACTTAACGGCTGAAACTGTAGCGTTGTCAGGAGTTAAATTGTTTGCTGAACGTCTTGACGGGGTTGTTAAGGTAACAATCGCCCCTGCAGTATAAGAGAGGATGATAAAAAATGACTTATAAAGTGATTGCTAGTTTTACAGATTTAGAGGATAACAAACGACTTTACGAGGTAGGCCAGTCCTACCCTCGTGAAGGGTTAGAACCAAGTGAAGATCGTTTTACTGCCCTATCTTCTCGAAATAATATCGGGAAAAAACCTTTTATTAAATTTGTAGAAGATAAAGTAGCTCCAAAAGTTGAGGTCCCACTCGAGAGGGAAGTTGATGAGGTAGAAGAATTCCCTAAACACACTGGCGGGGGTTATTACGAGTTATCTAACGGCGAGAAGGTAAAAGGTAAGGGAGCAGCTGAAAAGGCTGAAAAGGCTCTGAAAAGCGGTGAATAACCATGACCATACAATCTAGAGTTTTGATTCGAAAACCAGATATTAGTCAAAATTTATTGGCCGAGTTAGAAACAACTGCTACAGATCGCATTAAATTGCGTCTGGGTGTATCAGCCTTTCCAGTCGAATTAGAATCAATCGCAGTGGAAGTAATCTGTGCCATGCACAATCGCTCATACCATGAAGGTATCAAACAAGAAAACGTTGATACCTTCAGTGTTTCGTTTGTCGATGATATTTTATTAGAATACGAGTCCGATTTTGCTAGATTTCTAGCGTTAAAGGAAAAAACAGATAATGCTAACAGAGGGGTGCTGAGGTTCTTATGATCTTCTCTCCTCTTTTTTTATATGCAGAACAGGAAACGGGTAACGATGAGCTAGGCAATACAATCAATGAACTGGTGCCCTATGGAGAATCGGTAGGGATGTTTTCTAGCTGGACCAATAAAGAATTAAATGCTGACAGTATCACTTTAGCGACAAATAAACGGAGTGTTACCGTAGAAAACAGAAAGATTATTACAAGGGCATCCAGAGCAGATCTCTTACTTGCAGACAAAATTAAATTTGATGGAAAGTATCACGATATCACCGAGATTAAAGGTGACGATGCATCACGCTGGCGGATACTTATCGTAAATCGATACGGAAGTGATCGCCTATGAGATTTGAATGGGTAGGTGCTGACCAGCTGGGCAGAAAATTGCTAGAAAAAAGTGCTGCGGATTTTGAAGCGGTTAGTAGAAAAAATGTACGAGATATCTACACAAGGTCTCAACGAGCAGGTGGAACGCCAGTAGGAGACTACACCGGAGGCGGTCAATTGCGTAAATCTGCTACTTATCAGGGAGACGAAATGGGATATACAGTACACTACAGCCCTCACGTTGAGTATGGACATCGATTAGTTAATGGAGGATATGTGCCAGGTCAATACTTTTTAAAACAAAACGTAGACACGCAGAGGCCTATTTATAAGCAGGATTTACGAGACAAATTAAGGGAGTAGTTATGGATGATTAAAAAACTACCATTTACAACGGTACTCGCTGCCGTTATTAAAAAGGTGCAGGACAATACGGGTTTACGTTGTTATGATAGCGTACCATCCGATGCTCCTAGGCCTTTTTATTATGCTGAAATTGTTGGTCAGGTACCTGATCCATCTAAAACGATGTGGAAAGAACGATATCAGATATTTATCCATGTATTTGCAGATGGGAAGAACGGATCTGTTCCAGTCTTTGGCGCCATTCAAAAGCTAGAAGAAGCGATGTCAGAAGCGATAGAGTTGCCGGAAGAGTATGAAGTGGTTATGCAGACTCCTACAGGCGTGCAACAGATTATGGACGAACCTGACGGCTCTAAGCATGCCATTATGGGCTATGATTTTAACATATTTTACGGTTATAAAATGAAAATCTAGGAGGAATTTAGATGACTCAAGCATTATACACAGAATTAACAGGCAAGATTAACAAGGCCATTGCAGGTAAAGATATCTTGTTATCCATTTGGGATACAACGGGGAGCACCTTGCTAGCTGTCGCTGGTCAGCAAGGTCTTACGATTAACCGTGATAAAGATACCATTGAGGTTACATCGAAAGACACTCAGGGAGGCTGGAAAGAGAATGTGGTCGGCTTTAAAGAGTGGTCCATTGACAACGACGGTGTGTACGTCCGTGACCATGGCTCGCACCAACTACTAAAAGCTATTTTTGACGGAGATGATCCTGTCTTAATTAAAGTGACCAACCAAAAAGCGAAGACCGAAATGTTCGCTGGATTAGCACTGTTAACAAGCTATCCAATCGAAGCTCCATATGATGATGCTGTAACGTATTCCATCTCGCTCCAAGGTACGGGCGCATTAGTGGACTTGGATGATGCAGCAATCGTACCAGAAGTATAAGAGGGGGAATTAATAAATGTTTGAAGTAGATGGAACAGTATACACACTGAAATATAATACGAAAAAAGTAAAAACGATTGAGCTGGTAGCAAAGACAAGTATCGTGGGTGAGGTAACAAAAAATAATGGAATCATGCCTTACGCTACTTTAGAGACGTTGTTTTCAATGGCACTCGTGGAAGAATCTACAAATGAAGTGGTGAAACAAAAAGTAGCTGTTGAAATGTTTGAAAAAGTGGTTGAAGAAAACGGGTTAATCACCGTCAACATGGCGATTGTGGAGAAACTACAAGACGATATGGGTTTTATGTTCCGTTAGAGCTGATTAAAAGTGATCTGCCTAACGATTACACACCGACACCACAGGATATTAAGATGGCAGAATTGGCTAGGGACTTTTCTTATGAAAGGGATCTAGCTTTTTTTGTTGTACAAATTGGCTTATCCCGGACTGAGTTTGACATGCTGACAGAAAAAGAAAAGATGTTTATCCGAAAAGAACATGAAAATAAGTTTATTAAAGATACAACTTGGACCCGTAATGCAGTGCTAAATGCTGAGGCAAATATTAATCGTAAGAAAAATAAACGCTTTATCGAGTTATTCCCGAAAAAGAACATAGCGGACAAGGAATACAACGAAAATGCAGTTAAGAACATTTTAGAGATGGAAGCAACTAAGGGGAAGAGTTGGGTTGAAAAAGTCTACAAGGCAAACGGAATGCAAAAGCCAATCCCTAAGGAAAGGGGAAAATAGATGGCTGATTACACATTAAGTGCAAGGATAACAGGGGATGCGAGTGGGTTTACACGTGCATTTCGTAGCGCAAATGACACTCTAAATGAGTTATCCAGTAGAACAAAAGCTGTCAGTGAAAAAGTGAGTGCGATGGGTCAGAAGATGACGATTGCTGGGGCAGGCATTACAGCTGGCATCACTATGCCCTTTATAGGTGCTATTAAAATGACTGCTGACTTTGACAGCGCCATGCGTAAAGCCGGAGCTATTGCTGGGGCAAGCGCGAAAGAATTAGATGCCATGACACAATCCGCTCTTGATTTAGGGGCTAGTACATCATTGAGCGGCTCAGAGGTAGCAATTGCGATGTCTGAAATGGCAGCTAAAGGCTTTGATGCGACACAAGTAATTGCAGCCATGCCTGGCGTTATTGCGGCGGCAGAAGCGTCAGGAGAAGAGTTAGCGTTGACGGCAGATGTGGTGGCCAGTGCCTTAAATGGCTTTGGATTAAAGGCAGAGCAATCGGGAAAAGTTGCTGATATTTTAGCGATGGCGGCTAATAAAACAGCTGCAGGTGTAGGCGATATGGGTTACGCCTTTAAGTATGCAGCGGCACCGGCATCGAGTTTGGGGATTAGCATTGAAGAGTTAGCAGCGGCGACAGGGATAATGACGAATTCCGGGTTAGATGGAAGTCAAGCGGGTACTACCCTTCGAATGTCACTAATTAGACTAGCTAAACCAACAGAGAAATCGTCTGAAGCAATGGCTCAATTAGGTTTCAATTCGGTTGATGCTCAAGGTAACTTTAAGCCTCTTAATCAGATAGTTGGGGAGTTAAGTAAATCAATGGAGGGCATGACAGACGCTCAAAAACTCTCTAACTTAGCGACTATATTTGGTACCGAAGCGGCAACGGGGATGTTAATCCTTTTAAATTCAGGGCAAAAGGGTTTGCAGGGATTAACAAAGGAATTGGAAAACTCCTCAGGCGCAAGTGCCGAAGCGGCGGCTCAAATGAAAGCAGGAATAGGTGGAGCATTAGAAAACCTTAGTGGTGCCATTGAATCTGCCACCATATCTGTTATGAGTCAGTTAACACCGGTGCTTACCAAGATTGCTAACTGGGTAACCGGAATGGTTGAAAAGTTTAACGGATTAGACGATGGAACGAAGAAAATAATTGCCTTTGCAGCGGGGATTGCCGCATTAGCAGGACCGGTATTAACGGTGCTAGGAATTATGACCATGGGGTTAGGTGGACTGATATCTGCTTTTGCGTTTTTAATTAGCCCTATTGGTTTGGTTATTGCTGCTATTGTTGCACTGGGGGCTATATTCGGTTTTCAGATGGTCAAGAATGAATCGTTTAGAGCGAACGTGATTTCCGTCTTTAACGCAATAAAAGAAAAGGTGATGGGCGTTGTCCAGGTAATCACTCCTATTTTTCAAAATCTCTGGGCAACTGTACAACCAATACTTGTTAACATCGGTAGCGACTTAAGCAATGCTTTTCAAAATGCAGGTCCTGCGATTATGGATGCACTAGGAACGATTGGAACAAAAATTGCAGCAGTGTTTAAAACGGTTTGGGGGATTATCCAAACGATTATTCCTATTTTCACAACTTTCTTTTCTAGTTTAATCGGAGGTTTCCAGTCCTCTGGCGGGGCGGGTAGCGGATTTGTTATACAGCTAATATCCATTTTAACGGGATTAAATCCTATCGTTAAAATGATCATTATGCTTTTCTCAAATTTTGGCCCTCAAATAACAGCAGCCTTTTCTCAGGTGGCTGCCATGCTTATTCCAGTCGTTGCAACAATTGGGACAACTATAGGGCAGTTAGCAAGTGCGGTCATCCCAATTTTAATGCAAGCGATAGCAACCTTAATTCCAATCTTTATGCAAGTCGGCATGACAATCATGGGAATTGTTAGCGCTGTGCTGCCTGTTTTAATATCCCTATTTAATCAGTTAGTACCGATCATTATGGAAGTAGTAATGATTTTAGCGGGGATTATTGCCCAGGTTGTACCTTTAGTTGGAGTATTAATCAGTGCTCTCTTGCCTGTCATACAGAGCGTTATAGCAGCGTTTATGAATATCGTACAAACGGTAGCGCCAGCACTTATCGCTATCATAGGGGCGATTATGGCAGTCATTAAAGTGCTTATTCCGATTATCATGATGATTGTCACCGTAGTCGTACAGGTGGTTGCTGGTATTATATCCGTAATCAGTCCTCTAGTTGCCTTTATTGCGGGAATCATTAATGCAATTATGGCGGTCATCGTGCCGATAATTGTCTTTGTGGCAGGAGTAATCGCAGCCATAATCGATGTAATCAGACCGATTGTTGTAACAGTTACAGGAGTATTTAATACTGTATTTACGGTAATCAGTGGCGTGTTTAGAAGCGTCTCTACTTTTATTGGCGAAGCAATTAATAAAATTGGCAAAGTGATTAGCGGACTGACATCGAAAGTGTCGGATGTTTTTAACAAAATAAGAAGCACAATATCAGGAATCATGGACAGCGTATCTAATAAAATATCAGGTGTTTTCGAAGCAATTCAGGGAGCGTGGAATGGATTAACTGCCTTTGTATCTGGCGTTTTTAGCGGGGTATCGGGGGCTGTTAAGGAACTAGTCGGTGATGTAAAAGGATTTGTTAACGGGGTCATAGGAGGCATTAACAGCGCTATCGGGCTCATTAATAAAATACCTGGGGTAAGCATTGGGAAAATCCCTTATCTTGCTCGAGGTACAGATGACTTTGCTGGTGGCTTTGCTCGAATTAATGAGGGCGGTCGAGGCGAGTTAGTTAACATGCCAGGTGGTACTCAGGTAATACCGCATGATGTTTCGATGAGGTATGCAAGAGAAGCAGCTAAAGCAAGCGGATCAGGTAGCAGTTCATCGAAGTATGATTCTACTTTATTTAAACAATTCATTCGAGCTGTTGAAAATTCAAAGCAACCGGTTGTTGTTGTTGAAGGTGATTCGGAATGGATTCGGGCATATGTAAACGATCAAAATGCAGTCGATGCACAGATAAGGAGGTTTTAATCGATGGACGTGCAAATTTCCAAAATCACAGGAGACTCCTTTACTTTTGAAGAAAACGGGATAATAGCAAAGGATTTTATTGTTTCATCGATTTCCTTACGTGCCATAAGCAGCGAAATCGAAGGGAGACACGGAAAGGTAGATTATGGGGCCACTTACGGGACTCGGACAATCACTGTTCCTTTTTATTTTAAGGCACAGGACGAGCAGGATTTTCCGCTGGTCCGTGACATCCTATTTAGCTTAGTTATTGACGCTGAGCCGTTTTATATACAAGAGCTACGCAAACAGACTGGAGTAAATCAATTATTGTGGGGTAAACGGTATTTAGTGCGGTTGCAAAACACTTTTAATATCGATCAGATAATCAAGGTTGGGCAGGGTGAATTGGTTTATGAAACGGTAGATTTACCATTTGCAGAATCGATTGGCACAACCCAAGATATTCAATCCGAGGGAATAAACTCAGACAATGCCTTATGGGGATTTAGTATGGGCTTAATCGAAGATCCTGATAGTTTGATATATACCCATACGACTAATCAATTCAGAATTTACAATGCTGGGAATGTACCTATCCACCCTTTTGAGCAGGATTTAAAGATAACTATATCTAATGTGGTGGGATCTACAAGCTTTATGGAGCTAAATAATCAAACGAACGGTACCGGATTTCGTGTAAATGAGATGGTAACAAATTCACAAACTATCATCATTAATGGACCTGAAATCACGTCGAACGGATTGCAGTACACACGGAAGACAAATAAAGGATTCATTGAATTAGAACCAGGCTGGAATGCCTTCCTAGTGTCGGGGGTGACCGGTGCTAAGGTTGAGTTTGATTTCCCTTTTTATTATAAATAGCAAGGTGGTGGACAATATTGGGGAAATATCGGTTATTAGGATCCTTGTGGGACAACCTTTTTCGAAATAATTTGAATGCTAATTTTAACGAAGTGGATACGGATATTAAAGCACAGAAAAAAAGGGTAGATGATTTAATCGTAGGTAATCCACAGCCGAGTGAGGTAGTCGATGCTCGTGGAGGACACGTTGTTTTAAGGGATCGACTGAATGACTTAGACGCGTCTTTGGCACAAAAGGTGACGAAAGGTGCAGCGGAAATTCAACCAGAAGATTTATCTGAAGAAACTTTAGGATTGGTTACAGGCACAGGAACTGTAAATTTATTAACTATTCCACAACCTGATTCAGTAA